TCAAAGGCGCAAGAAAATATCAAGCTTGAATGGATTATCAACGTACCTGCCTATACCAGCTTTTGATTCACTGTCATTGTGATATACAATTTTATCAATGCAAGATTTTAACAGCATGTTTTTGCGCGGAGCAGAAACATTTGGGTCGGTTAATGCATTTAAACAATCTTGAAATCTAACGATTTTTTCTTTGTAATCAATTTCAGGAAGAATAGAATCTTTAACCTGAGACAGTGCTTTTTTCGTTGTTTCTATCTGTTCCTGTACTTTTGCATTTCTTTTCAAGAATTCTTCTTTTGAGTAGATTCCATCATCTAAGTTATCTTTTTGGCGCTCATCTTTTTCCAATAATGTTTTCAATTCAGATTCAAGAGTTTTAATTCTGCTTGCGCGTAAACTGGTAATGTCGCCGTTATTGTTTTGTAGTTTTACTTCAAAATCCGCGATAGCTTTTTCTAATGATTCAATTACGCTTTTTTCAAAAGAAGAATACATGACTGATTTTGTGTGGCAATTAGCCTGATTATTACATAGCATACTTTCACTTATTGTATTTGATTTGCGCTGTTTGTACTTCTTATGAGACATGGCACGACCACAAGTGCCACAGAATAATAAACCTGCATATGGATTAGTTAATTCTTTACTTTTACGCAGTCTAGGATTTTTCCCTCTTTTATCAAGAATTTTATAATAGGTTTCTTCATCAAGAATAGCTTCATGTTTTCCATCAACCAGAATGTAATCTTGAGCTTTAGGTCTTGATTTAGTGATTTCACCATCACAAAGTTTCTTGATTGTTTTTCTACGATTCCACCTGATCTTGCCAATTATAATCGGATTCTCCATAATATCTTTGATGGCAGCAGGAGACCATTTTTCACTTTTTCTTGGTTTATATCCCATTTCATCAAGTGCTCTTGCTATTTTTGTAAAACCATAACCTTTATTAAGATACAAATCTGCCATCATTCTTATTGCTTCTGCTTCAATTTGATTAATTGCTAAAGTGTGGCAGGTGCGATTCCCATCCATGTATGTAGCTTTGTTATATCCATAAGGTGTAACAGAACCAATGTAATTTCCCTTTTTAACAGAAGCTTCTCTGCCCCTTCTTTGAATCTTTTTGTAATATTCAAGATAATCACTACCCTTAGTTAATTCCATTTCAAAGAATTTTCTGTCATATTCATCATTCAGGTTGTAAGTCTTTTGGGGTGTTATCGCAAGTGTGTTAGTATAACGCAAAGCATTAACAATTCTTCCACAATCCTGTAAATCACCTCGTGAAAATCGCTGTGGTTCAACTACAATAACACCTTTTAAAGAGTCTGTTTCCATTAACTTCAAAATAGCCTGTATTACAGGTCTGTCCTCAATAGTTTCACCTGAAGCAACTTCTCTGTAAATCTGCTTTTCAGGAATCCTTTTTCCGAATTCATTTTCGCAAAATTCCTGAAGGACATCTTCATGTTTTTTTAGGACCTCTTCTACAGACATTGCTGGATCATCAGATTGAGATTTTCTTAAATATATAATTACATTTTCAAGTGTGTATGTATTATTCATAATAATCCCCCTTATTGAATAGTAAGGAATATATATATTTATATTCTATAAACGTAATAATTAATGCGTTTATTCAAATAACTCCATAATGTACAAAGATGGTTGAAAACCTATTACATAGTTATCTAACTGTACGCATAAACCATATTTTGAACGATAGCACTCAATTGCATCATTCAAAAATTCTTCTGTTACATCCAAATGTTCTGCCATATCATGTAATGTTCTGCAATTAGCTTTATAGCAGCTAATTATGCCCTGTAGCCCTATCTGTCGGTTATAAGCCCACAGTCTTGCATGAATTTCTTGTTTTCTGTTTCCTGCGTCTTCCATGTCAAGAATGTTTCCAGTAGAGGTGTAGAAATGTCCCAGCTCCTCTGCAAGCACGCAGGCTTTCTCTTTCTGAGTAAGTATATCTTTTTTGATAGCAATACGATTACCTTTGATTCTTCCTGCATTGGCAAGAAGAGGTTTTTCTTTGGTAATCAGGTTATTGTTATCTGCTTCTATTAATAATTCTTCGTAATTCAATAAAATCATTCCCCTTTAGATTAGAAATTTTCATCATTCATAATATTTTCATCATTTGCCTTTTCTTCATCAGTTGCATTATCAAGAGAATGAGCAGCATTTAACATGTTATTCTGTTCACTATTACTATATAGCGGAATGTATGTTAATTCTTCAACGCGTTTTGTCGCTTCCTTTTTTCCAAGGTCATTGAGCTTGTTGTAGTATTGTAGAATCTTATCAGAAGAATCAACATGTAATTCACCTTTACTTAGTTTTAAAACTTTTCCTCTTAAATCACTGTCTTCTTGTAACTTGTCTATAAGGTCAATAAGTTCATCATTTTCTTTCTGATATGCAGGTCTTTCCATAGGAACATCATATCCTGCAAGCCACATTTCAGATACATCTAAAGCTTTACCCATTTTATATAGAGCTTCTTGTTTTGGTTCATATTTTCCTGATACATAGCAGCTTATTGAAGGACGATTAATACCTGATTTTTCAGATAATTCAACTTGTTTCATTCCTCTTAGATTTAAAGCTTCCTTTATTCTATTTGCAGCACTAGTAATTTGTTCGTTCATTGAATCACCAACCTTTCTTTTGTAAGCACAATGATATCATTAAAGTTAAGAAAAGACAACAAAATTTACAATTATCTTCAAAAAAAATTAAGAAAACTTAAAAAGATGATTGACAAGAGAATATAAAGAGAGTAATATAATGACAGAAGTTAAGAAAACTTAACAAAATAAAATGCTATATGATTGTTGAAATAGCAACAGATATCATGAGCCATTCAGTAGATAGTGAAGATAGACCATTCACAAGTTATGCATTTGAAGTTGCAAGAATATGTGTAACATTTATCGAAGAAGCGTAAGGGGGAATGAATATGGAATTTACAAATGGAATTAAGGCTTTAGTTGTAATTGGCAGAAAGAAAAAGCTGTGTGATGATTCAATGCAGGTTTATGACTTTCTGTATAATAATGGAATTGAACATACACTTGCAGTTGATGCTCAGGGATGGACAGAACTTGCTTGTGCAGATGAGACATACAATGAAGAAGATTTTGATATCTATATGCAATAAATCAAGAACCTTTTAGGTGGGATGGTAAAACCTAATGCTTAATGCAGCCACAGCCTGTCACAAGCCAGGATAAATGCAGAGTGAGTATTTAGAAAGGAGTAATGATATGAGTTACGCAAAGTTAAGGGGTAAAATTAGAGAAGTGTTCGGGACACAGGAAGCCTTTGCTGTTGCAATGGGAATGAGTACAGTTACATTAAGTCAGAAGCTGAATGGAAAACTTGAATGGAAAACATCAGAGATTGCTAATGCTTGCGACCTTCTTGGAATTCCATTAAAAGATAATCCAGCGTATTTTTTTATCCGAAAAGTTAAGAAATCTTAACAAAGCGAATTTAATAATTAATTATTCGAGGAGGTGAGAGAGTGAGTAAAGAAGAAATAATGACGTATCCAGAGAAAGCAAAGCAGATTATTTCACTTGCTGAAGGAATGACACATTCAGAGTGGAGCAGAATAAATCATTTAATAAATACCTGCTTTGAATCACAAGAAGCCAAGGTGACATTTGTGCAACCAAAGCAACTTGACCTCTTGATGAAGCAGAATGTTATTCTGTGACAATTTGAATAAATGCAGGATTTATTCTGTAGTCCTTACCTTGGTATTGAATATGAATGTAATCATATTTGAAACAATCAGCATATCGAGAACCTTCATCATATTTTAAATTCTCACGGAAATATGTGACAGGGTTCTGATAATCCGCAACAGTGGCTGTTTCAGTGATATCTATCCATTCACCAAGTAAGCAAGCATAAATTCTCATTGTTCAATCTCCTTTCGCGATTACTCGGCTACGGCAATAGCCTGTAATTAGAGTATAGGAGTAAGAGTGCATTTGTACAAGTAATTATCTAAGGAGGTGAGAAGGTTGATAGGTTTCGATAATGAAAATCTGAGAAGAAGAATCAAAGAAACCTACGGAAATCAAAGTGGTTTTGCAAAGGATATGGAGTTGTCTGAAAGAAGTATATCTTTGAAGCTTACAGGGGCAAGACAATGGACGCAGAGCGAAATCTACAGGGCAAAAGAGTTGTTAAAGATAGAAGATAAGGACATAGCAAAGTATTTCTTTACAAGATGTTCTTAATAAAACAAAAAACTGTCAGAGGCGTTATCTCTAACAGTTTCGTGCTAAATTTTTTTACTTTTTATACTTTGCAGATTTTCATCACATTTAATAACGCTAAATGTTTCTATCAAGTATTCCACCACTTATGCTGTTTTAGTTCAGCACGAATTGCACTGCCCATTAGCTGGTGGAAATCAAGGAACATTTGGTATGGTGAGGATTTTTTAACCGAGTCCAACTCGTAACTCAATGGAGCTTTACGCCATACTAATTATTACATTTAAACCCCAGTTTAACGTGCTTTGGGGAACCACAATTGCAACCTTAATTAAAAAGAGCAGGGCAGATAAGTTTTCCTATAAGTAGCATATAGAGTCTCCTTTCCTGCCCGATAAGAGCAAATTAAGGATAACAATATTTGAACATAAGTTCAAGAAAAGATTAAAAATTAAATTTAAAAGGAGTAGCAATCATGGACAAAATTATTATTCATAAGATTCACAACAAGCCAATAGGTAAAGCAGGTGGTAGTGTGTGGGTTTCAAAGGAAGTTAGCGAACAGCTTGACAGTATAGCGTTAGAAACAGGTATTGCCAAGCAGAGAGTCACAGATTTTCTTCTTAAGAAGGCTCTTGAAGCGGTAGTGGTAGCAGATAGTGAAATCTAAGAATTAGGACAATCAGGAAAAACATATCATCTACAAAAGGGAGAAGGGAAAACACAATGACATACACGACAACAACATATGAATATCCGAATTGTACTGTCACGGTGCATAGACCTGTCCTGACAGAAGATGAAAGAAAATTAAGAATGGATATTTTAAAAAGTGCTGCAGCTAATCTGATGATGGAAGTAGCAGAAAAGGAGATGAAACAGAATGGATTATAGCTTAATTTATGGCGGTGATGTTACTGTAGTGGATTTACAGGCACTTAATAAGCTTGGATTTGAATTTGTGGTTGAGGGCGGTGAGATAACACATGTCTTACACAGATGATTCTCTAAGTGATTGCAGAAGGGATATTGATAATTATGTCAATTGAAATGAAGGTTCTTAATAGCAGGGAAGAATGGCTTGCCAATCGTATGAATGGCATAGGCGGTTCTGAGATAAGTGCTGTGGTTGGCTGCAATCCGTACAAGTCTAACATTGATTTATGGATGGAAAAGACAGGACAAGCTCAGGCGAAGGATATTTCCAATGAACCATATGTACTGTATGGAACAAAGGCAGAAGAACATCTTAGAGCATTATTTGCTTTGGATTTCCCACAGTATGAAGTGCATTACATAGAAAATAATTCCTTCAGGAATGACAAGTATCCTTGGGCGCAGGCTTCTTTGGACGGATGGCTTACGGAAAAAGAGACAGGCAGAAAGGGTATTTTAGAGATTAAGACAACCAACATCCTGCAATCTATGCAGAAAGAGAAATGGAATCACCAGATACCTATGAATTACTATTGCCAATGCTGTTTTTACATGGCGGTGATGGAAGCAGATTTTTGTGTGTTAAAAGGACAGCTTAAATCTGAATTTAATGGCGAAGTTTATTTGCAAACCAAACATTACAAGATTGAAAGAACAGAAGCCAAGGAAGATATTAATTATCTGATGCAGAAAGGCTCGGAATTTTGGCAATATGTGAGAACTAGGAAGCAACCTGCATTGGTTCTTCCTGATGTGATTTAGGAAAGAGTTGATATTGGTGAAAAATAGAAAAAGTGAGGTAAATGAAATGGAATTAAAGGTTAATGAGGTGGCAGTTCCTGAACAGATTACATTCAATTATGAGGAACTTAAGCAGGAACTTACAGAGAAGGTATCCATGTATGAAACATTAGTGTATACGGACGACCAGATTAAGCAGGCAAAGGCTGATAAGGCTAATCTTAATAAGCTCAAGAAAGCACTTAATGATGAAAGAATCAGAAGGGAAAGGGAATACATGCAGCCCTTTAATGATTTTAAGCAGAAGATTAATGAGATTATCGGCATTATAGACAAGCCTGTTGCTGTAATTGATAAGCAGGTTAAGGAGTATGAGGAAAAGCAGAAGTCTGAAAAGATGGAAGCTATTAAGGAATATTGGGATAACTGTGATGTTCCTGAAGGTCTTTCTTTTGAAAAAATATTTGATAACAAGTGGCTTAATGCTTCAACTTCCATGAAGTCAATTCAGGATGTGATTAATGAAGCTATTGCTAAGTTTAAGAATGAAATGGATATACTTGCTGATTTGCCTGAATACAGCTTTGAAGCACAGCAGACATATATTTCTACCCTTGACATAGGACAAGCCTTAAATGAAACTCATAGACTGTCAGATATGGCTAAGAAGAAGGCTGAAATGGAAGCAGAGCAGGCAAGACGCAAGGCAGAGGAAGAAGCAAGGAAGGCTGCTGAACAGACGGTAACTGAAGAAGAATTTATTCCACCTGTAGTTAATAAAGAACTTGATGCAAAAGCTTTTCCATCTGCACAGGTTGAAACTGAATCTAAAAAGCAGTGGATAGCTTTCCAGGCATTGCTTACAACAGAAGATGCCCTTGCGCTTAAGGATTTCTTTAATAGCAGAAATATAGAGTTTAAATCAATTTAGAAAGGTAGGTAAACGGAATGATTCATGTAGATATAAAAACAATTGTGATTGATGGCAATGGAGCTGTTATTTGCTGTGAAATTGAAAGCATTTTAAGAGCATTTAGGAAGTCGACTGAGGAAAGGTGTGGTAAGGAAGCTGCAGAAGAATTGATTGATAAAATTGTGAAAAATTCCAAGAAGTCAGATGAACAGAATGAAAAAGAGATAGAAGAATTAAAGAAGCAGACTTCAGATACGCTTCAGGATATTTTAAAGTCGATTATGGAAGGATTAGGTGAATAATATGGCAGTTCAGAACAGTTTAGTTAAGAAGCAGAATCAGAGATTAGGTCTTACGGCATATCTTACACAGGATGCTGTAAAGAATCAGATTAACAGTATCATAGGCGGCAAGGATGGTCAGAAGTTTATTGCATCCATTGTATCAGCTGTAAATACGAATCCAACACTTCAGGAGTGTACTAATCAGAGTATTTTATCAGCAGCCCTTTTGGGAGAGTCATTAAAGCTTTCACCATCCCCACAGTTAGGACATTATTATATGGTGCCATTTAATGATAAAAACAGGGGCAAGGTTGCACAGTTTCAGCTTGGATATAAAGGATATATTCAGCTTGCTATCAGATCAGGACAGTATAAGAAGCTTAATGTACTTGCTATCAAAGAAGGTGAGCTTGAATACTTCGACCCAATGAATGAGGATATTCAGGTTAATTTAATGATTAATAAGTGGAATGAGAGAGAAGCACTTCCAACAGTAGGTTATTATGCAATGTTCGAGCTTACCAATGGATTCAGAAAGGCTATTTATTGGAGTAAAGAGCAGATGGAAGCCCATGCAATCAAGTATTCACCAGGATATAAGGCAAAGAAGGGATATACATTTTGGGAAAAGAATTTTGACGGTATGGCTTACAAGACAATGCTAAGACAGTTAATCAGCAAGTGGGGAATCATGTCTATTGATATGCAGATGGCTTTTGATGGTGACATGGCGGTTATTAATGAGGATGGAACTAAGGATTATGTTGAAAATGATGATTCTATCATTGATATGGAGCAGCCGCAGGAATCACCACAGCAGGAACAGACAGGTCCTGAAACTTCTGGAACAGTACAGCCGCCAGCAGATGCACAGATGGCATTGTTTGGAAGCAATTAATCTAAGGGAGGAACAAGCATATGAATACAGTTGAGTTACAGGGCATATTAGGTGGCGCATTACAGGAAAAGTTTAATAAGGCCTTTGAAAAGGTAATTGATAATTTACAGGATGCGAATACATCTTACAAAGTAAAAAGAAAGATAACTATTTCTCTGGACTTTGTTCAGAACGAAAACAGAGATGATGTTAAGGTTGATGTTAAAGTGGTAGAGAAGCTTGCGCCACAGGCCCCAATGGAAACAGCCTTTTCTATAGGCAAAGACCTTAAGACGGGTGAAATGTATGCAGAGGAATATGGTAAGCAGATTAAAGGACAGATGTCATTCAATGATTTTGTCGACCCGCAGGAGCATGGGGAAGAATCTAAGAAATTAATAGTGGACCAGTCGACAGGTGAAATTCTTAATGATAATTCTGTCGTTGATTTTAGAAAAGCAAGTGTTATGTAAGAAAGGTTAAAAGGAGAATTTTATGATTAAAGAAGCATTACAGTACATAGTTGGTTTAAGTGAAGCAAAGGTTAAGGACATTAATGTTGATGGAAAGGTTCAGACATATTCGGATAAATCATTGTATCTGTTACATAAGGACATTCCAAGAGCAGATTCTATCACAATGCATACTCTTACAAGCCTTGTAGATTACATTAAGGGCGGTATTGATATTATGGCAGGCAAGATGATCATTGAGGTAACAAGTCCAACAGAGGTAAGATTTTTTAGCCAGCTTGATGATAATAGAAATCGTGAATATCTCGTTGAGGTATCTGCAAGAGTGCCAGATTTTACTTTTAATAGCTTCATGGATCAGGAAAAGTTCTGTATTAATTTACAGTCAAAGTTCATGAATGAATGCGATAAGTCATTGGTGCTTAAGTTTGCAGGTACTGTTGAAGCTGGAACTGTAGCTGAATATGGTGATGATGGAGTAACACAGAAGGCTACAGTCAAGACAGGTATTGCATCTAAGAGTGATGCGCTTGTACCTAATCCTGTCAGACTTACACCTTATAGAACATTCTTAGAAGTAGAACAGCCTGCATCAGATTTTATATTTAGAATGAAGCAGGATAAATACGAAGGTATTGTGTGTGCTATCTTTGAAGCTGATGGCGGTGCTTGGAAGATGGAAGCAACACAGAGAATCAAGGAATATTTACAGAAAGAACTTATGGAGTATCCATATATTACAGTTATTTCTTAAAGCACTTCTGAAGGGGAAATATATCACAGTAGCAGCCTTCTTGAAAAATATATGTGCAGACAGGGGCAGTTGGTCACTGTTCCCTGTCGGAAAGGAGAAATATGGTAAGAATTGATGATGATTATATTGTTGATATAGATGCAATGAGTTATACGGCCAAGAAAAATACACACAAGAAAGATAAGGAAGGTAACACTATTTATAGCACTATTGGCTATTATGGAAGTCTTGGTAATGCTGTAAAGGGCATATATGAGCATAAGGCAACGAATAAGCTGTCCGAAGGAGAAACTCCAATTAGTGAAGCTATTAAGATACTTGAAGAGCTTAAAGAGGAAATGAATATGAAGTTAGAAGGGTTGAATATATGAAGATAGCAGAATTTACAATACCGCTTCCACCGAGGACAAAGAAGAATAGCCAGCAGATTATCATGTTAGGTGGTAGACCAATGATTATACCGAGTAAGTTGTACAAACAGTATGAAAAGGATTGTGCAGCATTTATGCCGCAGATTGAAACTATAGACAAACCTGTAAATGTTCGGGCTGTATATTATATGCCAACAAGAAGAAGGGTTGACCTTTGCAATCTGCATGAAGCTTTATGTGATGTGCTTGTACATCATGGAGTTGTTATTGATGATAATTCCAAGATTATAGCAACAATGGATGGAAGCAGGGTTGAATATGACAAAGAGAATCCTAGAACAGAAGTTATTATAAGTGAGGTGTAGAGCATGGAAATAAAAGACTTAAAGACAATACATAATCTTGTAAAGAATATTCTTGAGGAGCATCCTCAGGCAAGAAATTCTGACAATATACTGTATTACCATGTTATCAAGCATATTGGCGCACAGAAAGGAATCAACATTGATTCAATGTCGCTGCCTAATTTCTTGTTGAACATGAAGGCTTATCATTTGCCATCCATAGAAACAGTAGGAAGAGCAAGAAGAAAGATTGTTGAACAGTATCCTGATCTTGCAGGTGATAAGAAGGTAAAGGATGTCAGAAGAGAAAATGAAGATACATTTAGACATTACGCAAGGAGTTACTAAGGAAGGAGAGATACATAATGGATTGGATAAAGGTTGAAGATGAGCTTCCTGTTCCATATAGGGATTGCTGGGTGACATATGAATTTATGGCAAGTGGTTCAAGGAATGTAACGGAAAGTTATATTAATGATAAGGGTAAATGGAATCTTGGAACATCCAGGGTTGAAAGAAAGGTTATTGCCTGGATGTACAGGGATGAAAAGCCTGCACCTTATGGAGAAAAGAAGGTGGTTGATGATGAATGATGAGATAATAGCATCTTCTATAGATAAGTACGGAAAAGAGCAGCAATCAATTGTATGCATGGAAGAATGTTGTGAACTAGCACAGGCTGTAAGTAAAGAGTTAAGGGGTAAGCCTGATAAGGATCACTTAGTGGAAGAAATAGCAGATGTGACTATCTGCATAGAAATGTTAAAGCAGATGTATGCAATTTCTGAAAATGAGATTGATAATTGGATTGAAGTAAAGCAGAACAGAATGCTGAAAAGGATGCGAGCAGGTGAATAGTTATGGCAGAAAAACGGATGTTTACAATGAAAATTATTAATAGTGATTCATTTAAGGAAATGCCACTTTCTTCACAGGCTTTATATTTCCATTTGGGAATGAATGCAGATGATGAAGGTTTCTTAAATAATGCAAAGAGTGTTCAGCGGTCAATATCAGCTTCTGATGATGATATGAAACTCCTTGTTGCTAAGAATTTTATTATTCCATTTGAATCAGGTGTGGTTGTTATTAAACATTGGAAAATGCACAATCAGATTCAGCCAAGCAAGTTAAAACCTACACAATACACGGAAGAAAGAAGCCTTCTTGCAGTTAAGGAAAACAAGGCATACACGCTTAATTTGAACAATGTAAATGCATTACCGACGGATTGCCGACGAATTGCCGACGATTTGCCGACGGATTGCCGACGAATTGCCGACAAAAAACCGACTAGTATAGAAGAGATTAGTGTAGAAGAGATTAGTATAGGGGAGTGTAGAGAGAGCAGCAACCAGACAGAACAGCCACCACAAACATCCACGGAATCTATTCCAATGACTGACAATGAATATAATGCCTTGGTAAGGAAGTATGGAAAGTCTTTTGTGGATTCAAAGATTGAGAGAGCAAAACAGTACACCAATACATACAATTATACAACTATCAGTAAATGGTGCGAAGAAGATTTTAAGAAGCAGCACACACCTGATGCAAACAGATTTAATAATTATCAACAGAGACCTAAGCAGTCTGATGATTATTATAACAATCTGCTTGATAATAATGTTAGTAGGGAATAAATGACATGAGGTAAAAGAAAATGAGAAACAACAAGGAAGAATCTGCAAGAAGGGAAGGCATGGCTTACGCTTTGAGGATTGCAAAGGAAAAAGGAATTGAAGCTCTTGAAAAAGAACTTGAATTCAGAAATATAACGAATATTCCTATTAAGTTATCAAAAGGACAAGTTGAAGCTTTTGTTGAAGAGACTAAGAATACGATATTTGACACAGTATTGCTAATGAGCTGCTACTCATTACGAGATGCATTCGGTTTTGGAAATAAAAGACTTATGGATTTTAAGAATAAGTTTTCTGAATACACGGAAAGCCTTTCAGACGGGTACATGCAGTGGCAGGAGATAGCGGAGCAAATGACGGAAGAAACTGGAATTGAGTTTCATATCAGAAGTACGGATGAAAGACTGAGGTGTTGAAATATGATAAACGGAGAACTGATAGTTGACAACTTTGCGGGTGGAGGTGGAGCTTCCACTGGGATAGAAGAGGCTACAGGCTATAGTGTTGATATAGCAATTAATCACGATCCTAAAGCTATTGCAATGCACAGAGCAAATCATCCAAATACAAAACACTACTGTGAAGATGTATGGCAGGTAGACCCAGTGCAGGCATGTAATGGGCATCCTGTGGGGCTTGCCTGGTTCTCTCCGGACTGTAAACATTTCAGCAAGGCAAAAGGCGGCAAGCCAAAGGATAAGAATATAAGAGGTCTTGCATGGGTAGCATGCAGGTGGGCTGGACTGGTAAGACCTAGAGTAATCATGTTGGAGAATGTGGAAGAATTCAAAACATGGGGACCATTGAACAGAGGGCATCATCCAATCAAAACAAAGCAGGGCAAGACATTTAATAAATTTGTAAGCCAGCTGCAGGATTTAGGATATGAAGTACAGTTCAGGGAGCTTGTGGCAGCAGATTACGGAGCACCAACCATGAGAAAGAGATTCTTTATGGTTGCAAGATGTGACAAGAGACCTATTATATGGCCAGAGCCTACACATGCACCAGCAGACAGCGAAGCTGTGAAAAAGGGACTGCTAAAACCTTATGTTGGAGCATATACACAGATAGATTTTAGCAGACCATGCCCAAGCATATTTGATACATCTGAACAGATAAAAGAGAAATATGGAATAAAAGCGGTAAGACCATTAGCACCTAAGACAATGGAAAGAATCGCAAGAGGATTAAAGAAATTTGTTTTGGATAATCCAGAGCCTTTTATTGTTCAGTGTAATCATGGTGGAGACAGAAGACCGCTGGATACTAAAGAACCATTGCCAACAATTACAGGTAAACATGGATATGGGATTGTTGAACCTTACATGATTCAGATTGGACAGACTGGTTTTACAAAAGACCGGAGCAAGAATATTCAGGAGCCGTTATCTACAATAGTAAGTAAAAACGAGCATTGTTTAATATGTCCTACACTTATCCAGTATCACTCGGAGACTGTTCATGGCGAGGTAAGAGGTCAGACAATAGATAATCCGGTTATGACCATAGATGGTTCTAACAGATATGGACTGGTTTTATCGAACCTTATTCAGATGAATAACCATTGTGACGGAAGAGATATAAAGAAGCCCCTTCCAACGATAACAGCAGGCGATGGACATTTTGGAGAAGTAAGGGCATTTCTAGTTAAGTATTATGGAGATGCTACAGGACAAGATATTAAGCAGCCACTGGATACAATAACTACAAAAGATAGATTCGGTCTTGTAACCATAAAAGGAACAGAATACCAGATTGTTGATATAGGACTAAGAATGTTAGAGCCTAGGGAATTGTATGGGTGCCAGGGATTTCCAAGCGACTACATAATTGACCATGATTACACAGGAAAGACATATCCAAGAGCGGAGCAGGTTAAGAGATGTGGCAATTCTGTTAGTCCAATGGTACCAAATGCACTGGTAAGGGCTAACCTTAAAGAATTATGTATAGCGCAGAGAATGCCTAACTGCAGTATAAACGAGGAAAAGACAGGGCAATTAAGATTTGCCTAAGTATTGTTCTTTGACAATTAAATAATGACGGATATAATATAAATATAAGGAGGTATTAGCAGATGAAAGATGAATTTCTTGTTAGTGCAGAGAGAATCGTTAATGAAAACAGAGAAAAAATAAAGTATTTTTTGGAAAGTGAGTCTGTTTTATTTGATGATGAATTAGAAAATTGTGCAAGCTCACGAACTATATTAAGAAGAGTGCCTGAAGCAATAAGTAATATTTTTGGTATAAGTGATTCTATAGTTCAAAGAGCGGAGTTTGATGTGGGACGCGAATATAGAGGTGTTTTTTATAAAACGACAGATAATATATCATTGGATACAATAAAAGGCATAATGAAAACAAGATATGAATAAAAAATATAAAGCCAGCCGTCATTATTTGATGGTTGGTATTTTTTATTCAAAAAGGAAAATGAGAGGTGAAAGGGTGAGCAGAAGACGCCATAAACATTTATGTGAATATATCTGTTGTGAGCAGTGTTCTAAGAGTGTGGCAGCAGACGGAACATATATATGTAACTAGATAAAAATAAAGGAGGTGGTATCAGGTGAAAGCTAAAGAATATTTATCACAGCTTGAGAAAATCAATATGATGATAAAAAACAAAGATGCTGAAATTGTTAAATGGAAAGAGCTTGCAGACAATACTTCAGCGCCTGTTCTTGGGGATAAGGTTAAAACATCAGGAGTAGCAGATACAATGGCTACTGCCGTGATAAACTACGTTGACATTGAAAAAGAGCTGATTCAACAGAAGCAGGATTTGATTAACAAGCATAACGAGATTGTAAGAACCATTGAACAGTTACCAGCTCAGGAATATGATGTGCTGCATATGATATATATTCAGTTTATGTCACTTGAAGATGTTGCTGAATATAAGCATAAGTCGTACAGGTGGGTAACAACAGTTCATGGAAGGGCATTGGCAAATGTGCAACGGATATTGAATAAAAGGAAAAATGAGGACAAAAATAGAGTAAATTGCCTACTTTTGCCTAATATTTCCTAAAGTTGCCGAATGTTTCCTAAAATTGCCCTTGAATGTAAGAAATTTGCTTGTTATACTCAAACAGTAAAAGTTTATAATTCGATTTGAAGACATGAATCTAATGAGCAGGGTTCATGTCTTTTTTCTTGCCTGTCAGGGTTTGAACCTCCTTTACCTGACAGGCTTTTTGAAGGGTGGTGATTGAGTGGCATTGAATCATAAACAAAAACAATTTTATAAAGAGTGGCTGATTGATGCTAATGCAACTCAAGCAGCGATAAGGGCAGGATATTCAAAGAAAACAGCGTATAGCCAAGGACAAAGGTTGTTGAAGAATGTTGAAGGTCAGGAGTATCTTGCAGAACTAATGGCTAAAAAGGAATCAGAGCTTATTGCAAGTCAGGACGAAGTTCTTAAGTATCTTACTTCTGTTATGAGAGGTAAAAGTCAGTCAACGGAAATAGTTGTAGAGGGAATAGGTGATGGTTGCAGTGAAGCAAGGACAGTCCTTAAAGAACCATCAGAGAAGGAAAGACTGAAAGCTGCTGAACTACTTGGCAGGAGATATGGTCTTTATACAGATAAGATTGAAACTGATGTTGATATGGAACTGAATATTACAGTTGATTATGGAGATGGGGATAATGAAGAATGTTAATATATTAGGAACTGAATATAGCATTGAGATTGATGATACTCTTGAGAAGACAGAGCTTGATGGTTTGTGTAAGGAATATGATAAGCGAATAAGTATTAGAAATGCTGGCTCAATGTTGAATGATGATGATTCTACAGGTGTAAAGAAAATAAGATTTGATGAAGTATTGAGGCATGAGATTATTCATGCTTTTTTTTATGAATCAGGGTTTGATGATTACAGCGGAAATGAACAGCTTGTTGATTGGATTGCAAAGCAATTTCCAAAGCTTGAAAAGGCATTTAAAGAAGCGGATTGCTTATGAATATAAATATTCCAATGAATCCATGCTTCAAGGAAGTTGATAGAAGCCATAAACGGTACATAGTTATGAAAGGCAGCGCAGGTTCAGGGAAGAGCGTTGACACAGCGCAGAATTATATATTAAGGCTGATGCAGGATAAGGGGCGCAACCTTGTATGTATTCGTAAGTCGGACATAACCAATAGAGATAGTACTTATGCAGAGCTTACAGGTGCGATTTACCGCATGTTTGGTGATAAGGCTAACAGATATTGGAGTATTAAACAAAGCCCTTTACAGCTTACATGTCTTGCTAATGGTAACCAGATAATATTTAGAGGTGTAAATGATGAAAAGCAACGTGAAAAGCTAAAGTCAATCACATTTCAAAAAGGTAAACTGACAGATGTGTGGATTGAAGAAGCAACGGAAATCACACAAGCTGACTTTGAAATAATAGATGATAGATTGAGAGGTGAGCTTCCACCAGGGCAATTCTATCAGATAAGAATGACATTCAATCCTGTGAATAAGAATCACTGGATAAAGAAGGTCTTTTTTGATATTCCTGATAGTAATGTACTTACACATCACAGTACATATCTTGGAAACAGGTTTATTGACAATGCCTACAGGCAGCGTATGGAAAGAAGAAAACTTGTTGATCCAGAAGGATATCAGATTTACGGATTGGGAAATTGGAGAGAGATTGGCGGTCTTATTCTTCATAATTGGGAAGTTGCGGATATATCACAGAATCTGAATGATTATGATGATATTGCAATCGGTCAGGATTTTGGTTTCAATCATGCAAATGCAATTCTTCTTCTTGGCATTAAAGATGATAATATATACATTCTGAAAGAAGTGTATGTATTTGAAAAAGAAACAGCCGAGATTATACCATTAGCACAGGAAGCAGGAATTCCGACAAACAAGGATATGTGGTGTGATTCTGCAGAGCCTGACAGAATTAAAACGTGGAAAAACGCAGGATATAGAGCAAAGGGTGTTGATAAAGGTGGCGCTAATGGCTCTGTTAAGGCACAGATAGACTGGTTAAAGGGTGTTGTTCGTAAGGATAAGGTTATTAAGCGAATAATAAGAGTACATCCTTCCTGCGTTAATACCATAAAGGAGCTGCAGCAATGGAAATGGAAGAAAGACGAAAAGACAGGTGAATATCTGGATGAGCCAGTTGCTTTTCAGGATGATGCTATGGCTGCACTAAGATATGGTATTGAAAAATGGCGCAAGAGAAAAAGAATATTGGTTTAAGCTAAGCTGATGAAAGGGGAATATAAATGTTAACAATTGATGAGATACGACAATTTATACAGGATGATGCCGCTTCTGATAGAAAGCTGTTTGCAAGAAAAGGACAGGCTTACTATGAAGCAGACCATGATATTAAGCAGTACAGGCTGTTCTATTACAATTCTGACGGAGAGCTTGTTGAAGATACAACAAGAAGCAATATCAAGATAAGCCATCCATTCTTTACAGAGCTTGTAGACCAATGTACTCAGTATATTCTTTCAGGTGATGAAGGGTTTATTAAATCAGATATTCCAGAGCTGCAGAAAGAATTAGATTCCTACTTCAACGAGAACGAAGATTTTACAGCAGAATTATCAGAAGTGCTGACAGGTTGTCAGACAAAAGGGTTTGATTACATGTATGCATACAAGAACGCAGAAGACAGGTTGTCGTTTATGTGTGCGGATAGCATTAGTGTCGTTGAGGTAAGAGAAAAAGATACAGATGATGGATGCGCTTATGTGATTTACTGGTATGTTGATCGTATCGAAAAATCGTATAAAAAGATAAAAAGAATTCAGGTATGGGATAAAGAAAATACATATTTCTATGTTCAGGATGGAGAAGGAAAGATTGATATAGATAAATCGGAGCCAATCAATCCTAAACCACATACATTATACAAGAAATGGAATGATGATAAGACCTATTATGACGGTTTTGGATTCATTCCTTTTTTCAGGCTTGATAATAACAAGAAACAGTTCAGCTGCCTTAAGACTATTAAGGACCTGATAGATGATTATGATTTACATAGCTGTTCATTGTCAAACAACCTGGTTGACTTTGACACACCGATTCATGTTGTTAAGGGTTTTGAAGGTGATAATCTTGATGAATTACAGCAGAACATTAAAACCAAGAAAATGATAGGAATGGAAAGCACAGATACAGGCGCAGGGGTTGAGATAAAGACTGTAGATATTCCGTATGAAGCAAGAAAGATAAAGCTTGAGCTTGATGAGAAGAATATATACAGATTTGGATTTGGTCTTAATACGGCAGGCCTTAAGGACACAAGCGCAACAACTAATATTGCAATTAAAGCTGCATATTCTCTGCTGGATCTAAAAGCAAACAAGCTGATAGTAAGGCTTAAGCAGTTTTTAAGAAAGCTGATAAAGCCTGTACTTGCTGAAATCAATGATATTAATAAGACTGATTATCAGATGAAGGATGTGTATTTCAGCTTTGAGCCTGAAGTTATGTCAAATGCACAGGAAAATGCACAGATAGCATTAACAGAAGCACAGACAAGGCAGACAGAAATCAATGTGATAATGACTCTTGCACAGATATTGGATGATGAAACAGTACTCCAGTTGATTTGTGAGCAGTTGGATATTTCTTATGAAGATATAAAGGATAAGCTTCCTAAGAATGAGGAACAGGAAACAATGACAGCACAGAAAGTATTAAGTGGGGTTGTAGTAGATGAACGGCAGACAGAAGGAAATCTTACAAGCACAACTTAATAATGAGAAGCAGGTACTTAAAGAGCTTCAGCAGGTGTTTAAGCAGGCAATAAAGGATTGCAGTGTAAATATATCCCAATTATCCACTAGAACGGATATGGAGAATATACAGGCTATTATATACCAGCAGCAGTATCAGAACGCAATTAGGGCACAACTTGAAACAGCACTTGCGCAGCTTCAATCAGGGGAATATGCAACTATTTCCGATTACCTTACAAGGTGTTATCAGAATGGCTATGTTGGTGCTATATATGATATTGCAGGACAAGGGATTCCTTTAATTGTTCCAATAGACCAGAATGCAGTTTTAAAGGCATTGCAGATAGACAGTAAGCTTTCTAAGAGCCTTTATGACAGATTAGGTGAAGATGTAAAGAAGCTTAAGACAAGTATAAGGGCAGAAGTGTCAAGAGGTGTATCAAACGGCTCATCTTGGAATGAGATAGGCGAGAAGATAAGCTTGGGAATGAACAGCACTATTGACATGTTTGGATTCAATAAGGCAAAGAATAATTCTATCAGGATTGCAAGGACAGAAGGGCATAGGATTCAGAACCAATCCGCAATGGATGCACAGGAAGCTGCCAAGAAAAAGGGAGCTGATGTGTTGAAGCAGTGGTGTGCAGCCTTAGACGGTAACACAAGACCCGCACATGCACAGGCAGACGGGCAAATCAAGGAGCTTGCTGAATATTTCATTGTTGGCGGTGAAAAGATGAAAGCACCTGGTATTGGTGGTTCTGCTGCCAATGTATGTAATTGCCGTTGTGCTTTGTTACAGAGGGCAAGATGGGCTTTAGATGATAAGGAACTTGACATCCTAAAGGAAAGGGCTGAATACTTTGGCTTGGATAAATCAAAGGATTTTGAGGAATATAAGGCTAAGTATTTGGGAATATCAGAAGAGAATGTTGATTCAAGGCATTTCAAAGAATTAACAGTGGAAGAATTCAAAAAAATGAAGCATAGCATAAGCAAAGAAGAAAGAAGCATTGTTTATGGAAGAAGTCATTTAAGTGGATATATTAATTCAAGTAATGCAAGAAAAATGAATGCAATGTTAAGAAATGGTGAGATACTTCCTGATAATTATCAAGAAATTGCGGATACTTTGCAAGGAATAATTAATACACATACCTTAAATGATGATATAATGGTGACGAGATTTGTTAAAGATGATGCACTTGAAGCAATTACAGGTGTTAAAGTTCCTTCATGTGGTTTAAAGATGGATAAGGAACAATATTGGAATTCAATTGCTGATATACCAAACAATATAAAAGATGGGCACATGTATATTGAAAAAGGGTTTTTAAGTACAAGCGGTGTTGTAACTGAAAACGTAATGCAGGAAAAAGGTATAAGGTTAGATATTAAAGTACCTAAAGGAACAAATTGTTATGTAACTACAAATAATAAAGAGAGTGAAATTATTTTTGGTAGAAATACAAAGTTAAAAATAGTTGGTTCAAAAATTGAAAATAATAGAACATCAAATAGAAAAATTATTCTTGAATGTATTATTGAAGAGTAGGAGGTATTATGGATAAAGAACGAAAAAAGAAAATAGATGATTTATGGATGAATACCGATTATGGGAAATATGTTTTATTAGCTTCATCAGAGAAATATGATGAAGCTAATAAGATATTAGAAAAAATAACGAATGAGTGGCCATTTTCTTATGATGAAGTCGAAAAGGAAATATCAAGGAAGATAGCAGATGAGTTAAAAAATGAAGCGGAATTTGATGATTATATGCGTTTGTTGGATGATGAAAACTATGATTTGGTTGAATTTATGATATCACATGATACATTGGGATATGTATATGATTTTTTAAAAGGCAAATAATGAGTATTCGCATCAATGTGCTTTTTAGTGCAATTAAATATTAGAGTATTAAGACCATGTTTTTATCATGGTCTTTTTTAATGCTAAGAAAGAAGGTGTGTTCAAATGAAAGAAAAAGAAATAATCTTGAAGCAGATTGAGATATTGCAGACAAGACAGGAGACAGAAGGATTGAATGTTGATGAATTAATCAGATTATCAGCACAAATTACAACCTTATTAAGTTTACTTGATAAGTACAATATAGCTGTTGATAAAACGGAAACAGATGCTAATGAGAATTAATATAAAAATATTAAAGATAGGTGGTGAAACAAATGGAATGGTCAGGTGATTATGGTACAAGCAATCAGTATATTGCATATCAGATTGGAATAGAGGAAACAGACTATAGTGTTTCTGATAATACATCTACATTTAGAACTCAGATATTCATTTATAGAATCAATACAGGTTACACCACTTACGGCTCAGGAACAGTCTATTACAGATTAAAAACATCCGTAGGGGATGTTAGTGATTGGTATACCTATAACTTAACAACAGACGATAAAATCACAAGTGATGGAATATACGTTGCAGAAGATACATGGGGTCCAAGAATCCATAATGCAGAAGGAGATTTGGATGTAACACTTGAATGCTATATTGAACATGATACTTTTAGTTCAGATTCAAATGAATTCACAATATCAACAACACATATTCCAAGAGCTTCCCAGCCATCATTGGATACATCAAATGTTGATTTTGGAGATGATATCACAATATACACAAATAGAGCGTCAGATAACTTTACACATCATTTGTATTATTCGTTTAATGGTGGAGATGAGGTTGGAATAACAGAGGGATTTGCTGATAGTTATACATGGACTGTACCAACTGATTTAATGAATAAGATTCCAAACAACACAAGTGCAAGCATTACATTTTATTTGTATACATTTGGTGACAGCCTTATTGGTTGCAAAACAATAACATTTACTGCCACAGTTTCGTCAAGTGTTGCACCAGAGATATCTGCTATAGAATGCAGAGACCCATATGAATATGAAACTGCATATGGTGCTTATGTACAGAATAAATCTAAGGTTAAAGTTACAGTTACAGCGGCAGGTTGTTATTCCAGTACAATAAAAAGTTATAAGATAACTGCCAATGGTGAGAATTATGCTTTTAATGGGGCAACCACAGATGTTCTTACTAAAGCAGGCACAAATACAATTAATGTAACTGTTACTGACAGCAGAGGCAGGACGATAACAAAGACGGTAAATATCAATGTTATTGCCTATTCAACACCCGTTATTGAGGTACTAACAGCTTATAGGTGTACATCCAATGGCACAGCCAATGAAGAAGGGGCATATATAAAGGTTATATTCAATGCTTTAATAACAGCCTTGAACAATAAGAATAGCAAGACATTCACCTTACAATACAAAATACAGAATGCAGCAGGTTATACCACACATACAACCTATACGAGGACCTATACATGGAATTCTAATGTGATTATAGCTGCTGATGTTGATAATGCATATGATATTCAGCTTGTAGCCGTTGATGATTTTGGTACAACCACCAAAGTTATTCAGGTATCAACTGCATTTACACTGATAGATTTTAGAGACACGGGAAGGGGAGTTGCTTTCGGAAAGGTATCAGAAAAGGATGAATTTGAATGTGTTTTACCTGCTGAATTTAAAAAAATCAGAACATTTGATGGTGTTGATTTAGATAAGGACAAAGCCAGCAAGACAATAATTCCCACAAAAATCTATTCTTTTGATAAAACATCTTCTGCGTCAACAAGAACTATATTTGATAAAACTATAAATGTCAAAGGTATAGGGTTCATCATTCTAAATGCGGTGATTAGATGTGATAGTACTAATGATTATGGCTCAACAGAATTAAATTGCTTGCTTGATAATGAAATGTATTCATCATCATATATGAGAAGGACTGAACCAGACAATATAGAAGATTCTGTTAATGTTACATTTGCATATTACTTTGATACAGAAATGAGCCAATCAATAAGATTTTATGGTGGGTCAACTAAAAATGGAAGTAAAACCTTCAAAATACATGGGATTTATTCAGATAGCTTATCCCTAAGTTAAAAATAAGAGAGGAATAAAATATGACAACAATAAGTGCAATTACGCAAGACCAGAAGTTAATACCAACAGATACACCAACAGTTGCAGCAGGCGACAAGAAAACAGTTCAACTAAGTGTCGATTTTGATTCGGCATGGAATGGACTTACAAAGAGTGCGGTATTCTTTACTTCTACAAATAATAAAACCTATGAAGTTATTATGTTAGGTAATACATGTATTGTACCAATGGAAGTATTGGTTGATAAGTGCCATTTATTCATGGGGGTTAGAGGTATTGACAATTCAGGGGCTGTTAAAACTTCAACACTGATAAAATACAAGATTGAGAGTGGTACACCTGTTGGAAATGCTTCCCCTGTTGAACCAACACCTGATGTGTACCAACAGATATTATCTGCATATGGCATTATGCAGACTAAATCAGATACACTTGAAAATTTAGTGAAAAATATAGCTTTTTCTACTTTAGTAAAAAAAGCAAAAGAATTAGAACCGAACACGGATTTGAATACCATAACTGAGACTGGAATATATTATCTTTCTAATACAGCTACATGGATTAATACCCCAAATTCAAGAGTTACAAATAGTTATCTTTTAGTCTTTGCGCTTAACAATAAACGCTGTACACAAATATTGTTACCTGGAAATGATACAGCTATGTATTTTCGCTCAACTTATATTGATAACACACTTTGGACTAATTGGAAATCTAATAATACAGATATAGAAATAAAAAACTGCTTTTGTAAAAATATTGCGAGTGATGGTACTTTTGAGGGATATGGATATAACTACTGTTATTATAACAAATCTACTAAAACAGGGATTTTATACTTTGCTTCCAGAATTGAAACACCAGATTCTACATTAAATAATTTTTCTGGATATTATGATGTCGAATCAGTTTTAGAAAAAATGGGCATTGATTTTAATACAATACTAGAAAGTAATTATATTCCATATGATTCCGCAGGTGTAGTTCGACAAAAGTTGGTTGGCTATGGAACGACATTATTATATAGTTCCGCAAACAAACATTATGCTTTTGCAAGATACTACACAAAAGATGGGAAGAAAGGAGCGTGGGCAACTACTGAATTTAAGAAAGACGATTATATTACAGGTTCGCTGATGTTTAACTAAAAATTAAATATAAAGATTAATTAAGCACTTTTTATGATGTGCTACAAAGGTTAGATAAAGTAAATTTGCCTTTTGTGGTTGATACATTATAGGGTGCTTTTTTATATGCCCAAAAAGCGTTAAGGCGTAAAAACTGTTCGCAAATATTCCCTTGCTATGGAATATAAACTAGCATACTGCTTCACATAGGTAGAGGCAGGAATGAAAGGAACTATATGACATTAGAAAAGCTGTTAGGAGCAGAACTGTACTCACAGGTTCAGGCGAAAATTGAAGAGGTCAATAGTAAAGAATCAGACAAATTGAAACATGTAAGATATGCAGATTTGTCTGAAGGCAACTATGTTGGAAAAGGCAAGTATGACTCTGATATTGAGAAACTTAATGCTCTTATAAGCAACAAAGATTCAGAGATTGCAAATGCAAATAAGCTTATTGATGATTTAAAGAAAGCATCTAAAGGTAACGAGGATATGCAGGATAAGTTTACACAGTATGAGCAGAAAAACGCACAGCTTCAGGCAGAATTACAGGAGACTAAGATTAAGTCGGCAATCAAGGTTGCACTGTTGTCTGAAAAGGCTGTAGATGTTGACTATCTTACATATAAGCTGAATGAAAAGGTGAAGGAGAAAGGTGAATCATTAGAGCTTGATGAAAACGACAATATCAAGGGATGGAGTGATAAGCTTTCTGGCTTAAAGATACAGTTCCCTACAATGTTTGAGTCTGTTTCTGATAGCAATGACGGATATCAGGTATTAAATCCTAATAAGCTTCCGAATGGTGAAACTACAGGAACACTCACGAAGGAAGAATTACTAAAGAAGCCATATGCTGAGAGGGCGAGAATTGCACAGGAAAGTCCTGAAGCATATGCGACAGCAATGAATTCTTAAAAAGAAAGGTTAAAAAGGTAATTATTATGCCAACAACAAAATTAAATAATATTATTAATCCACAGGTTATGGGAGACATGATTGAGGCTAAGATTACAGCACAGGCAAAGATTACACCATATGCAAAGGTTGATGATACCCTTGAAGGTGTGCCAGGTGATACAGTAACAGTTCCATCATGGGATTATATTGGAGATGCAGACGATTTTGATGTTGAAGCATCGGCTGATACAGACAAAGAAATTCCAACTACTAATCTTACTGCATCAAGCACAACATTTACTATTAAGTGTGCTGCAAAGGCGGTGTCAATTCTTCAGACAGCTATCAATTCAGGTAAAGGAAATCCAATCGGACAGGCTGAAACACAGCTTGCAAAGTCAATTGTAGGTAAAGTTGATAATGATGTAATTGCAGCAGCTTATACATCAAAGAAGACTTCAGGTGATGGTACTGCACAGATTTCATATGCAGGAATTGTTGATGCTAATACATCATTCCTTGATGAAGAAGATGGTATTGAAAAGGTAATGTTTATTAATCCTGCACAGGAAGCAACACTTCTGAAGGATCCTAATTTCTTATCGGCTGATAAGTTTACAGCTGGTGTTGCTGTAAACGGTGCTATTGGTAAGATTGCTGGAGCTTGGATTAAGAAATCTAAGAAAGTTAGACTTGTTACAGCAGCGGTTGATGCATCATCAGGAACAGCAGTAACAGCTGATAATATGGCTGAACTTCAGGCTAAGGTAGATCCTGCTGTTAAATTGGAGATTGGAAACAAGGTAAAGAACCTTGCGGCAGCTAATCAGTATTATGTATGCCCTGTCCTTAAGATGGAACCTGATTCAACAGAAACAGAGTACACAGAAGATGAGCTGGCAGCAATTACAATCTTTTTAAAGAAGAATACACAGGTTGATCATGAGTGGTTTCCTAAGAAGCAGAAGCATGATATTACTGCTACTAAGTATTATGGTGTTGCGCTTACTAATACAGCTAAAGTTGTTCTTGCTAAGTTTAAGAAATAAGGGGGTGTTCCCTTATGTTAATGACTATTGAAGAACTAAGGCAGTTTATTACAACAGATAAGACAGATTTGGTGCTTGATGCGCAGCTTCAGGCACTGGAACTGTTGATTAGAAAATATACCAATAATAACTTCCAGGATAGAAACAGACGATTCAGGTGTAATGTATCGTCCACAAGCGGTTTACAGTATGCATCAACCTTATTCAAGGTTGGTGACACTGTACAGATTTCAGAATCTGCCTTTAATGGTGGCTTATATACAATTACAGGCATTGATTTAGAAAACGGCTGTATGGGTCTAAACGGAGCTTTAACGGATGAATCCCATGTGCTTGTTACTAAGATATTCTATCCAAAGGATGTTAAGATGGGTGTTGTGGATATTATCAGATGGAAGCTTAAGAATGAGGACATAAACAGTGGCGACACATCAAAAATGAATATACAATCAGAAACATTAAGCAGACATTCTGTCACATATGCGCAGGATACTTCGGAAACTGATATTGATGGTTCATTTGGTGTTCCGAAGAAGTATGTTTCATTTTTAAATGCTTACAAGAAAGCAAGATTCTAAGGGGGTGCTTGTATGAATAGGATAGGCGGCAATACAACAGCTATAATTCAGATTAATACAGGCACAACTAAAGATGCCACAGGTTCAAGAGTCAAGACTTGGGAGACAGTTGACACTCTTACAGGATTCATTGACCTTCAGGCAGGTGATTCACGATATACAAGCTATAATGCTAAGATTCAGGAATCAACGCACATCTTTGTAGCAGATTATAAGGAACTTGACGGCAGAATAAAGGCTGAAAACAGCAGGATTCTTATAGATGGCGCTACATATGATGTAAAGGTTATAGACGACCCTATGAATTTACATAAGCAGCTTGAAATATATCTTGCTTACACAGGAGGACAGTGATATGGCAGATGTTGAATTCATTGATAATACAATGAAGGTAAATAGAGCAATTGAAGATGCGGTTGGTGCTTTTTTACTTGAAGCATCAGGTGAAATTGCATCAGAAGCAGCTAGAAATACATCTGTTGATACAGGACAGCTAAAGGGTTCATGGAAAGCCAATGTAGATGAATCTAAAGGTGAAGCAACAATTGGAAGTGGTCTTGAAAATGCCATATGGAATGAACTTGGAACTGGTGAATGGGCGGCTAATAAGGATGGAAGAAAGAATCCTTGGTATATTCCAGTAGACGGCTACAATGGGAAAAAGAAGCCTACATTTAACGGTAAGGTTGTTATTGTATATGGAAAACATGGAAAGGTTTTCTATAAGACTAATGGTAAAAGACCACAGCACACATTACAGAAAGCTTTCAGTGACAGAAAAACTGCTATTATAAAAAGAGCAGAACAGATATTTAAAGCCAAGATTGGTGAATGAGGTATGATATGACAATTAAAGCATTAGGCATAATTGATAGGCTGCTTACGGATGCAGGTATTAATTATGAGTATTATGAATGGACTTCTGACCTTGCTTATCCTTATTGGGTTGGTGAGTATCAGGAGGTAGAGCCGCTTAATGAAGATGGCATGTCTGAAAACGCGTTCATTATGTCAGGCTTTACAAGGGGTACTGCTTTGGAATTAGAGCAGGACAAAGAAAAAATAAAAAAATTGTTTGATGAGACATCAGGAAAATTGGTCACTACTGACAGCGGTTCAGTGGTGGCTATTTTTTATACAAATGCTCTTCCTGTTAGGAATGAGAATATGGATCTTAAAAGCATGACAGTTAATTTAAAAGTTAAAGAATGGAAGGGAGCAAAACTATGAGAAAATCAGGTATTAACAGCAACACACCTAATGATTTCTTACTTGGAGCAGGTGTTGTATTTAAGAATTTTAAGTATGTGTATTCAAAGGTTGAAGTAACAGGCGGTTCATCAACACAGCCTGAAGGAGTACTTAAGGTTGTTGCAGACGGAACACAGGAATCAGATACAACAATTCAGATCAGTAAGCTAACACCAGGGGTATCGTTTATTGGCATTGATAAGAACTATACAAAGCCTGCTGTTGGAGATTATATAACGGGAGCATGGACAGATGATGAAGATCATGTTCTGGGGGCTACAAATGGCGGTAATAAGCTTTCAATTGTTCCTGAAATCACACCAATTGAGGTTGATGGTGCAACTGTTGAGATTAAGGGCCTTAACCAGAAGACTGGCGAAACTGGAACGCTTGAAGTTAATCTTGCACAGCATACAGTTGAGTCTATCAAGCGCGCAATTGTTGGAAAGGAAGCAGACAGCTTAATTAAAGGATATACACAGATTGAAACTAAGTCATTGATTGAGTTATCAGATTACCTTGATAACATTGCGTTTGTCGGTACAATGACAGATGGTAAAGAAATTATTGCAATCTTAGAAAATGCAATCTGTTCTTCAGGCCTTGAACTTGATAACAAGAATAAGGAAACATCCGTATGCGCTACAACATTCAAGTCTACAGCAGATTTTAAGGGTGGCGTATTTGATAAGTTGCCTATTTACATTTTCTATCCTAATAAAGCAGCTGTTTAAGAGAGGAGATAAAACATGAGTGAAGTAACAACAACAGAAACAGTGAAAACCGAAACAGAGGTTATTGTAGAAAAGCCATATACATTGAGACCTATTGAAGCAGATGATCTTGATTATCTTGCAGGTATTATTGATAAGATTGGTATTGACAAGATTGCAGATTGCTTTGGTAAGAAAGAGATTAACAGGCTTGTTGAAGGAAAAGAGGTCAATAACGATTTAATCAAAGATGTTGGCATAGATGTTATGGTAAAGATTGCTGCAATTGTCGTAAAGAATTACAGGGTTGCTAAGAAGGATATCTATTCGCTTTTAGCATCTGTATCGGGTATGACAGTTGAGGAAGTTGCACATCTTAAGCTGCCTGTGTATGTACAGATGATTATTGACGTATTTAAGCAGGACGGATTCATTGATTCTTTCAGGGTTGCTTCTTCATTACTCGGATAGGCTATGTTGAGTTTATGGGTTTGCTGTACGAAAGGTATGCAAACCCTAATGAGCTTATTAACCGCATGCTTAAGACAGGCAGATTATGTGATTTTGTAAAGCATGTTGTTAAACGGAAAAATGAAGAAGCTGAAAAGGAAGAAGATAATAAATTATGGTTAGCGTATCTTTCCAGCAATTCAAGTTTAACCTTTGCAGCATGGAAAAATGAGCTTGTCAATGGCTTACAGGTGGAGCAAAGACCACAGCGATATAATGGCATAAGTAATCTGTCTATGTCAGATGCAGAAGTTAAAACAGCTTATAACAATGCGAAAAGCATACTGAAAAATTTTAAACTCTAACTAATGTAAAGGCACCTATGAAGGTGCTTTTTTTATGCAAAAAAGAGAGGAGGTTTTACATTTGGAAGTATTTAAGCTGCTTGGAACTATAGCATTAACAGGTGTTGAAGAGACAAATAAAGATATAGATAAAACGAAGCAGAACGGCGAGAAGCTTGCTACTCAATTTAATAAGGCGGCAGATGAAGTTGCACAGTTTGGAATCAAGCTTGCTACAACAGTTGCTTCTGCAGCTACAGCAATTGGAACACTTGCTATTAAGTCGGCAGCAGATTTTGAGACAAGCTTTGCAAAGGTTAGCACACTTCTTGATACTAATGCACTTGATGTTGAAGCATATAAAAAGAAGATAATGCAGGTTTCATCTGACATGAATGTTTCTACAGATGAATTATGTGAATCTATTTATCAGGCTATATCTGCAAGTGTAGATCAGGCAGATGCAATTGATTTTGCAACAAAAGCCATGAAGCTTGCCAAGGGTGGTTTCACAGATACAGCAACAGCAGTTGATATCATGACAACAGCAATTAATGCTTACGGTATGAGTGCTGCAGATGCAGAGAGCATATCAGATAAGCTGATAATGACACAGAATAAAGGTAAAACCACTGTTGGAGATTTGGCAGCAGCTATGGGTAGAGTTATCCCTGCCGCCAATACATTTGGTGTATCCTTAGATGAATTGTGCGGATACTATGCGACAATGACAGCCAATGGTATTGCTACAGCAGAAACAACAACTTACCTTAACAGTATGATTAAGGAGTTGGGAACTGGAAGTGATACATTATATACACAGCTTGAAAATGCAACTGAAAGTGTATTAGGCGAGAAAAAGAGCTTTCAAGAGCTTAGGGCAGAAGGCTACACCGTTCTTGATGTTATTGGCATCTTAGGACAATACAGTGAGCAGACAGGCGACAGTATTATTGGTATGTTTAGCTCTTCTGAAGGTGGTATGGCTGCACAGGTACTTGCTAATAACATTGAAGGTGTTACAAGAAACATAGATGCAATGAAGAACAGCGCAGGCGCTACAGAAGAAGCTTATAAGAAAATGGCTTCTACATCTGCTGCGTCATTTAAGAAGATAAAGAATCAGATTGCTAATATGTTTACAGTACTCGGACAGAAGTTAATGCCTACCGTAGATAAGTTACTTAGTAAAGCAGAAAAAAACCTTCCTAAGATACAGAAGCAGGTGGATAAGCTACAGCCAACAATAGAGAAGGGTTTGACTAAGATTGAGCCTGTACTCGAATGGCTTATTGATGATGCTCTTCCAGGAGCTGTAAAGGTGCTGAGTTTTTGTGTTGAAAACTTTGATAAGCTTGCAATATCTATTGGCATAACAGTTGCAGCATTGAAAACAATGGCAATAGTAGGAACAGTGACAGAAGCACTTAAAAAATCAGCTACAGCAATGGGAGCATTTAATGCGATTATGACAGCCAATCCTATTGGAATGGTTGTTACTGCACTTGGGGCATTAGCAGTTGCGATTGGTGCTGCTGCTGTTGCATCAAAAACAGCTACAGATACAACAGCTGAAAGTGTAAAGAAAACACATGAAGAAACAGAGGCTATTCTTGAAAATAATAAGGCTTTAAGAGATCAGCAAAAAGCTATTGATGAAAAAGCGGAAGCCAGTTTGGTGGAAGTCGCTAACACTGAAAGATTATGGAAAGAATTACAGACTTTGTGTGATGAAGAGGGTAATGTAAAAGATGCTGATAAGGCAAGAGCAGAATTTATTCTTAATGAATTGAATCAGGCTCTGGGTACTGAATTTGAAATGACGGAAGATCAGAAAATTAATATTCAGGAATTGACCGAAGCCGTTTATAGTGCAATTGAAGCCAAGAAGGCAGAAATTCTTTTGTCAGCAAAGGAAGAAAAGTATAAAAATGCATTGCTGAATCTGACAGAGCAAGAGGAGAATGCTTATAAGAAGAAAAGAGAACTTATTGAGCAGCAGAATGCTGTAAGTGAAAAAGAACTTGAATATGAGGAAGCAAAGAAGGCTGCTTCAGAAGTCAGTATTGATGCTACATATGCTGAAATGCAGGCAATAGATCAGAAGGTGGAAACGGCAAAAGCTGCATATGATGCAGAAGTTGAAAAATTACAAGATAAGCAGATAGCATATGACAATACAAAAGATAAGATATTTGAATACTATGACGATATAAGTTCATATGAGAATGCTTCTACTTTGATTTTGCAGGGCAACGTAACGGAAGCCATTGATTATATGGATAAGTTAGGAAGGTCGTATAAGTCGGCAGCAGATGTTGCAGGAGAGAGTGCAGAGAAGCAGAAAGAGACTCTTGAACAGCAGAAGAATGATGCACAGGATTATTATGTACTTCTTAGTAGTTATTATAATTCTGCAACGGAAGAGCAGAAGAAGTCCATTGAAACAAGATTAGAAGATGCCAAGGAATATGCTAAAAAAACGGCAGAAGAATATGCAAAAGTGGGTGAAAGTGCTGTATTAAGCTATGAAGATGGTGTTGAAAGCAAGCAAAATTCACTGCTGGAAAAAATGTCTGATTTATCAAAGCTTGCAGTCAAATCTGCAAAGGATGAATCGGATACATCATCTGTTGGTGAAAATATGGTTGATGGTATTAGCTCAGGTGTTGATAAAAAGTCAGGTTCGTTGTTTACAAAGATACGTTCACTTATAAAGAAGAGTATATTTGCAGCAAAGGATGAAGCAGATATACATTCACCATCAAAGGCCTTTGCTAAAGAAGTTGGTGCATTTATTCCTCCAGGTATCGGAAACGGTGTTGAAGAAAATGAAGAGGATGCAATAGAACCTGTTGAAAACCTGATTGATAAAATGGTGGTATCAGGAAGCAACTCTGTTAATACAAATAATTACAGACATAATCCTGCACCGACAATCAATGCTTCTTTCAGTACTGCAGCCATTATAGACAAGCTTAATCAGCTTATGGATATGATTGCAAGCAGGGGAAATGACAAAATCTATTTGAATGGAGATGTTCTTGTTGGTGAATTAGCACCTGCAATGGATTCGGCACTTGGAGATATAAGCGCAGCAAGCAGGAGAGGACAATAATATGATTGGTGTAACATTTGGTGGTTATCATTCTTATGATGATTTTAATTTAATATTAACAGAAAAAGAGATTGGAAGTGCTACGGTTAAGACCAATTATGTTGATGTTGATGGCGCACATGGAATGATTGATTATACAGAGTATTTTGGTGAACCTAAATACAAAAGCAGGACTTTGTCATTCAGCTTCAATACAATAGTGAATCAATCTGATTTTTTGGAACTGTATTCAAGCATATTGAATACTCTTCATGGAAAAAGAATGAAGATTGTGCTTGATGATGATCCAGAATATTATTATGTAGGAAGGCTGGATGTATCAGCTTTATCTAAAAATAAAAACATTGGTCAGATAAGTATTGAATGTACATGTGAACCGTGGAAGTACAAGGAGCTGCCGACAGTTGTAACACAGGCGGTTAATGGTTCAGCATCTATTATTCTTGTTAATTCAAGGAAAAGGGTAGTTCCTTCCATTACAACAACAGATTCAATGACAATAACATTTGGCGGTACATCAACAATTGTTAACGCAGGAACTTTTACAATCCCTACATTAGAGCTTGTAGAAGGCAATAATACTGTAACGGTAACAGGAACAGGCAATATCACCTTCACATATCAGGAAGGGGGCTTGTGATGAGAATAACCGCATTTAGTGATGATAAGCGGATATTAGATACATCATTGGAACAGCTTAAGCTTATCAATCCAAAGGTTAGTCAGGAGGATAACAAGGTGGGTTCCTTCACATTTACCATCTATCCTGACCATCCGTATTACAATTTCATAGAAAAAATGAAATCTATCATAACTGTGTATGAAGATGGAATAAAAGAGCCATTGTTCAGGGGCAGGGTTTATGATGAAAAAACAGGTTTCTATAATGAAAAGCAGGTTTCTTGTGAAGGGGAACTTGCTTTTTTATTGGATTCTATTCAAAGACCGTATTCCTTTCCTGCTGAAGGGCAAAGTGGAACACCTGCAGAGCTGTTTACACAGTATATTAATAACCATAATGCACAGGTAGATGAAGCAAGGCAGTTTAAGGTCGGCAATATAACCGTAACAGATCCGAATGATTACATAGTAAGGTCTAATAGCGACTATGTAAGTACATGGGATGAGTTAAATGCAAAGCTTATTGACCATCTTGGCGGTCATTTGTGGGTGCGCCATGAAGCAGATGGCAATTACATTGATTACCTTGCGGATTTTGAAGTGTTGAGTAATCAGGTGATAGAGTTTGGAAAGAATCTGCTTGATTTAGAAAAGAACATTAAGGCAGAAAACTTTGCAACAGCTCTTATTCCTCTTGGATATAAGCTTAAAGATGAGCAGGGCAATGAGACTGGGGAGAGATTAACAATCAAGGATGTTAATAACAATGTTGATTTTGTGTATAACGCAGAAGCTGTGGATAAGTATGGTTATATCTTTACAACCAACACTTGGGATGATGTAACTCTTCCGTCTAATCTTAAGACCAAAGGACAGGCATACATTGACAATATGGCACAGTTTACAGCTTCTATTTCGGTAAATGCTGCCGACCTGAATGGTGCAACCATAGATGGAGAGGTGGCAAATGTAAACAGTTTCAGGATTGGCAGATATGTCAAGGTAAACACAAAGCCACATTCTATTCAGAATCAGAATTTTATTGTAAAGCAGCTCACACGGGAATTGCTTAAACCTGAAAACACTAAGCTTACACTAGGAACAACATATAAGACATTAACGGATAAGCAGTTATCACAGATGGAGCAGCTTAATCAGTATGTTAAAACAGTCAGAAATGAAGTTACGAATATTAAGCTGAATAGTAAAAGCATTGATACAACAGATATAACGTATCAGGCAAGTACGTCTGGTGTAGATGTGCCGACAGGTGAATGGTCCGCGGATATTCCACAAACATTACCAGGGCAGTATTTATGGACCCGAACAATTATAACGTACACAGATAAAACGACATCTACCAGTTATTCTATAAGCAGAATAGGGGAAGATGGACTGGTAGGACAACCAGGACAGCCAGGTAAAGACGGAAAAGGTATCAGCTCAACAACGGTTACATATCAGGCATCTTCAAGCGGAACTGTTATTCCCTCAGGAACATGGCTAACAACAATACCTGTTGTAAGTGCTGGGCAATATCTGTGGACGAGAACAGAAACAATCTATACAGATAATACTTCAAGCGTTGCTTATTGTGTCGGCATGATAGGAGAGCGCGGAAAGGACGCAGCAATCCAAAGCGACACTGAGCCAGCGGATAAAACCTATATGTGGTTAGATACATCTGTAAATCCACCAACTTTAAAGCAGTGGAATGGTACATCATGGGTTGTGGTTAATGATATGTCAAGCACAATAACACAGCTTGAGCAGCGTTTTACAGCGGATATAAGTACATCTGAAAAAAGCTTAAAGCAGACAATGTCAGAAAGTTATTATACTAAAGATGCAACAGATAATCTTGTGAGCACAGTAAGTTCATCTTTGGAACATACAGCAAAAGGATTTGAGATGCAATTTAATAATCTTACTAAGAATATTGATGATGTATCTAACAATGCTGATACAAGATTTCGTGAGATTAGCAAGTACATAAGGTTTGTTGATGGCAATATTGTATTGGGAGAAGCAGGCAGTGAACTTACACTGAAAATTGCAAATGACAGAATATCATTTTTTCAGAACAATACAGAAGTTGCATATTTTAGCAATAGAAAGCTGTACATAACAGATGGTGAATACACAAACAGCTTACAGCTTGGTAAGTTTGCTTTTATTCCACGAACCAATGGTAATCTAACATTCAAAAAAATAATTGATTAAAGCACTTCATAGCTTTGAGGTGCTTTTTTAATATCAAAATTTAAAGAAAGGGAAGGGCATGGATGGAAGCTATTATAACAGCACTTGTTACATTAGTTGTTTGCTTGGTGAATAACTATGTAATGCACAACAAAACAATAGCATTGATTGATTATAAGCTGTCTGAATTAACAAAACGGGTTGATAAGCATAACAATGTTATTTTAAGGACATTTAAGCTTGAAGAACTGACCGCACTTCAGGAAGAAAAAATCAAGGTCGCAAACCATAGGATTGAAGATTTAGAGAAGAAAGGGTAAGGGTGATTAAAATGGATATTACACAGATGGGAACCGTTCTTGCAATTGTGGTTATTACTTATTTGATTGGTACTGCAGCAAAGCAGGTTAAGCAGGTTAAGGATGAAGCTATTCCTGTAATTGTAGGTGTTTCAGGTGGCATTCTGGGAGCTGTAGGAATGTTTGTTATACCTGATTTTCCTGCAAATGACATTATGAATGCAATTGCAGTTGGTATTGTGTCAGGACTTGCATCAACAGGTGTTAATCAGGCATATAAACAGATAACAAAAAAGTGATACTTAAAGCAAGAATATTTATTATTTAAGGAAGGTGTAACAGCCTCCCTTTTTTGAATTAAAGCAGAAAGAAGGATTTAATTATGAAAAAAGGAATAGATATAAGCAGCCATCAGGGGGATATTAATTTTGATTATATTAAGGATAATTATGATTTTGTAATTATTCGCTGTGGATATGGAAGTGATTTAAGCACAGATGATAGCGAGTGCAGCCAGTGTGACACTATGGCGCAGGCATACATAAATGAGTGTGAAGCCAGAAATATACCATATGCGTTGTATTTATACCAGTATGCAGCTGATGATGAGCAGGCACGAAGTGAAGCAGCTCACATTAGAGAGTGGTATAACAAGAGCAATCCTATAGGGGTATTCCTTGACATAGAGGATGCTGATGGATATAAGGAAAGACATGGTATTGATTATTACAGTACACAGGCATTAGCCGTTGTTTGGCTTGATGAACTGGCAGATATTAAGGCTAAAGGAATCTATGCTAGTCATAGCTGGCTTAATACTTATATGAATGTAGATGAGCTTATTGAACATGGTGCACTCATATGGGAAGCTCACTGGAATGATGATGGAGAAATCTGTGATGATAAATTTGCTATGTCTCAGGAATCAAGTGACCATCATCTTGATGATGGTACAAGAGTCGATTACGACATTATGCGTGATGAAGTATATGATCAGCTTATTGGCAATACAGGTAAAGAAGATACGTCAACAGAGCCTGATGAGGTTGTAGATTCTACAAGCACAGATACAATGTATCATGAAGGTGATTATGTAGAATATGACAGAATATACGCATCTTCAACATCAGAAGAACCACTCACACCTTCCGCAGGATTCACAAGTGGAACAATCACAAGAGTTATCCCTGGAGCTGCTAATCCATACCTTATCAATGATGGAACGGGTTGGATTAATGACGGATGCATTAATTCAGCGGACAATGGCAATGATACATCCATAAATGTCGGTGATAAGGTAAGAGTGCTTGTTAATGCTACATATGATGGCGGTTCATTCGTGATGTACTATGATACATATGATGTTATCGAAGTTAAGGAAGACAGAGTTGTTATTGGTATAGTTAAAGATTGGAATGATGATGGTTCTATTGGAGACTATGATGTAACATGTGCAATTAATATCTGTAATGTTGAAAGGGTATAAACTATCAGGTAATATAGTAAAAAGGGAAGGTGTTGAGCCTTCCTTTTTATTGAATATCAATTTATGCTACCAAGAATAACTAATATGGTGATATAATCACAAAAAGGGGGGTGTATATATGGGATTATTCGATATATTCAGTAAAAAGAAAAGCAATACTTTCAATCAGCAGGTACAGAACACAGAAGTAAATAGGTTTGGGGAAGATTTGACAAGACTTAATGAAAATGGTGAATTACCTTGGGGATGGGTTTCGAGAAAAGATGATTTTAGGGATAAAATAGCAAGCGAGTATTCATATTTTTTCAATGAATGGTTGAATTCAAGAGAAGAAGAACCTAAAAAGCAGTATGCGACTTTAAAGAGTCTAATGTTATATGTGAATGATGCTCAAAAGGCTTGTAAAGAAAAAGGGGAATGTTATGAATTTTGGTTTAATAATATAGTCGTAAGTGATATGTGGATTCAGGATAGAAATAATGAACTACAAAACTTGACTCAAAACATAGATAAATTGCAGTCAGAGTATGAACGAAAGATATATATTGAAAATATAATTGCTCCAAAGCTAAGAGAAAAATTGCTTGAAATAATAAATGATAATTCTGGTATATTGCAGAAAGATATATATAAATACTTTGATGATGATGTTAAAGAATATATTGTATTTAACCTTTATAATATGGAAAAAGAAAATGTTATTATTAGAGAAAAATCAGGAAGAACATATAAATTAACCATAAATGAATAGGTTAAACTACCCCTTCATGGTTAATATTAAACTATATATAAATAAGAAGAGATTCTTTACATATTAAAGTTAAATTCATATCCAACAACCATGAGCTAATGAACTTGGCCATCTTGAAATGGTCAGTACAATGGTTCATCAGCTTACAAGAAATCTTACAATGGAACAGATAAAAGGAACTCCGTTTGAGGCATATTAT